AATCAATGCAGGACGTATCAGAGGAGTCAACAGCAAAATTCGAGGAGGAGAAGTAGCACACACAGGTGTAGTTCCATTCCTAAAAAAGTTCGAAGCAACTGTAAGATGTTGCACACAAAATGGTGTACGTGGTGGAAGTGCTACTACACATTTTCCTTTTTGGCATCAAGAGATTGAAGACATCCTTGTACTAAAAAACAATAAAGGTACTGAAGATAATCGTGTACGTAAATTAGATTATTCAATTCAACTTAATAAACTAATGTACGAACGGTTGTTGACTCAAGGCGATATAACTTTGTTCTCGCCACAAGACGTGCCAGGATTATATGAATCATTTTTTAGTGATCAAGATAAATTTAAAGAACTGTACGAGAAGTATGAAAGAGCTACTTCAATTAGAAAGCGTTCTATTCCCGCTATGGAATTGTTTAGTGCATTAATTAAAGAACGTGCTGAAACAGGACGTATCTATATTATGAATGTAGATCATGCTAATACACATAGTTCATTCAAAGACACAGTTTACATGAGTAACTTATGTCAAGAGATTACATTACCAACTAAGCCACTTAACCACATTGACGATCCAGATGGTGAAATTGCATTATGTATTCTTAGTGCTATTAATGTAGGTACACTTAAAGAGCTTGATGACTTAGAAGAATTATGCGAACTAGCAGTAAGAGCATTAGAAGAAATTATTGACTACCAACGTTATCCAATTTTAGCGGCTGAAAAGTCAACTAAAGCAAGACGTAGTTTAGGTGTAGGATATATCGGACTTGCACACTATCTTGCAAAGAATCAAGTGATGTATAGTGATAAAAAGGCACTTACTAAAGTACACGAACTTACAGAAGCGTTTCAATATTATCTTTTAAAAGCAAGTAATAAACTTGCACAAGAACGCGGCCCTTGTGAATACTTTAGTGGTACTAAATATAGTGAAGGGATATTACCAATCGACACTTATAAGAAAGAAGTCGATGAAATATGTAATATTAAATTAAAATATGATTGGGATACTTTACGCAAGGACATACGACAGCACGGTCTTAGGCACAGCACATTGTCCGCACAAATGCCTTCAGAGAGCAGTTCCGTTGTGTCGAACGCCACCAATGGAATTGAACCACCCAGGGGATACTTGTCCGTTAAAAAGTCCAAAAAAGGGCCTCTTAAGCAGATTGTTCCGCAGTACCAAACTCTAAAGCAGTATTATACACTACTATGGGATATGCCTAGTAACGAAGGTTATATCAATATTGTAGCAGTTATGCAAAAATTCTTTGATCAAGCTATAAGTGGTAACTGGAGTTATAATCCTACACACTTTCCAGATAATGAAGTACCAATGAGTGTAATGATGAAAGACTTGTTGAACACTTATAAGTATGGCTGGAAGACTAGTTACTATCAAAATACATATGATTTTAAAGGTGCTGACGAAGATATGCCTGAACCTGAGTTTGAAGTAAAAGACAATCCACTTGCTGTTAACGGCACTAAGCAAGAAGAAGATGAAGAATGTGAAGCATGTGCAATTTAATTGTTGACAAATAGATAATTACATGTTACAATATAGGACAAAACGAGGAAAGAGTTAATGGGAAAAACAGTATTTAATCAAGAAAAAGTAGACTTCACTAAAGCACATATGTTCTTTGGTCCGGATCAAAACACACAAAGATATGATGTATTCAAATTTCCAGAGTTTGATAAACTTAACCAAACAATGTTAGGTTATTTTTGGAGAGCTGAAGAAGTTTCTTTACAAAAAGATAGAGCAGACTATCAATTGTTTAGACCTGAACAAAAACATATTTTTACAAGTAACCTAAAGTATCAAACACTTTTGGATAGTGTACAAGGACGTGGTCCTAGTTTAGCTTTTCTACCTTATGTGTCTTTACCAGAACTAGAAGGATGTATTGTTACTTGGGACTTCTTTGAAACAATCCACAGTAGAAGTTATACACACATTATGAAAAATGTGTATCCAGATCCAAGTGAAGTATTTGATACTATCTTAGACGATAAAGAGATTCTAAAAAGAGCAACAGCAGTTACAAAGAACTATGATGCATTTACTGACGCGGCTGACGCTTGGTTCCATAGAGGAGAAGGCTCATTACGTGATGTCAAAAAGAAGATGTTCCTTGCTATGATGAATGTAAATATACTAGAAGGATTACGTTTTTATGTGTCGTTTGCATGTACATTTGCATTTGCAGAATCAAAAGTAATGGAAGGTTCAGCAAAGATTATTAGTTTAATTGCACGTGATGAAGCAACACATCTTAATTTATCAACTCATGTATTAAAGCATTGGTTGAAAGGTAATGACGATGCTGAGATGCAAAGTGTTGCTAAAGAGTGCGAAGAAGAAGTATTAGCTATGTGGAAAGAATGTGTAAACGAAGAAAAAGCCTGGGCAAACTATCTATTTAAAGATGGTGCGATCATTGGCTTGAATGAAGAACTTTTACACCATTATGTAGAATGGATTGCCAATAAAAGACTTAAAGCACTTGGATATAAAACATTGTTTGACAGACCTTTAAATGCAAATCCGTTACCTTGGACACAACATTGGTTGAGTAGTTCAGGACTACAGGTTGCACCTCAAGAAACAGAAGTTGAAAGTTATATTGTAGGTGGAATTAAACAAGATGTCGATAACGAAATGTTAAAAGGATTTAGTTTATGAGTATACTACCAGTAACGGTTTATAGTAAGCCGTTATGTCCATCTTGTGATAAAGCAAAAGCATTATTAACTAAAATGCATATAGCTTTTGAAACTATTGAGATTGGAAAAGAAATTAGACCCGATGAGTTACTACAACTCTTTGAAGATAAAGGTCTACCAGCACCGCGAACAGCACCACAAGTGTTTATTAGCGATCAACATATAGGTGGTTATGAAGCACTTCAGAACTACATTGAAAATACTGGTTTCAATGGAACAGGAGTAGGATAATGTTACAACTTCAAACACCGTATGTAGTAGGAGATACTGTTACTATCAAAACAACAACTGGAGATGAGTTAGTTGCTAGATTAGTAAAAGTAGAGAAAGACACCGTAACCGTTAAGAAGCCATTGGCACTGGCCGCAACTGAAAAAGGTATGATGTTAGCACCATACGTTTTTACGGTAAGTGTCGAGACAGACTTAGAACTTAATAGAAACGTTATTGTTTTTATTGCTAAGACTGAAAAATCAATGGCAAGCAAATATATCGAGTCAACGACCGGTATTAAAACATAAAGAAGGAGAATATTATGTCAGAACATCATTCAGCAATTCAAGAAGCTATGGATAACTATTTAAAAGAATCCGAAGCATTTGAAACAAAAGGTGTTAAAGCCGCGGCCGCAAGGGCACGTAAGGCACTTGGAGATCTAGGCAAGCTAACTAAAGCTCGTCGTGCAGAAATTCAAGAAAAGAAAAATAATATGTAAATAATATAGGGGTCCTTCGGGGCCCCTATTTTTAATAAGGGCAAGGAAAAGATGGCACAAGGAAAATTAAAGTGGTATAATCATGTTAAAGGATATGGTTTCATTTCTAGAGAAGAAGGACAAAAAGATTTGTTTGCACACGTAAGCGAATTTAGAAAGTCTGGAATCAAAAAGATAATTGAAGGCATGGTACTAGATTATACACTCGATGATCATAACGGTAAAACAGTAGCAACTGATATCCGTATTGTTCATATCCCAGAAGATAATGCAATAACAGGAGAATAGGTTTGAGTGGTCAGCGGCGTTGGCTTAAAGTTTGGGCTCGCAGTATTGGAATGCCAATAGGCATTACCGACGATGACAAACCTGAGTTCCTACCAATTACACAATCAGACGTAAAGAAAGCTCTGTGGTTCCGGACTTTCTGGATTGTCCTCCATGTGGCTACATGTGTTATGATTATAGCAGGCAATGGAAGGACACTAAACTTTTGGTAGAACAAGTAACACATAAAGAAGCCTATAGGTTGTTTTGGTTAGTAAAAGGACACATTCAAATTAGCGATCAACAAGCCTTTGATTCAGCAAATGGTTATTTTAAGAGATTATGGGAAGCTGGGAGTAACGGTGCTCCACTTTCAGAATATGAAGTAGGCTTTGAAGAAGAATACTACAAAAAATTTCCAGGGTTAAAGAAGAACTAAAATGGAAGTAGCCTTTTTTCTTTTCCTTCTTACTGCTAAACATGCCATTGCAGACTTAATGCTACAATCTCGTTTTGGAAACAAATACGGAGATAAAGCTAACTTACGAGATTCAAAAGGGTATAGACATGCACTAGATCATGCAATAGGTACATTTCTAGTATGCCTTCCTTTTATTGATTCTATATACATTACATATCAACTAGCAATATATATTGCCCTATTAGACTTTGTATTACATTTTACAATAGATTACTTTAAAACAATTTACATTAGAAAATCAAAAGTAAAATTCGAAAGTGTAAAGTTTTGGACTATACAAAGTATTGATCAGATTCTACACTACACCTGTTACCTACTTTATTGTTATCTTTTCTTAACATAAAGGTTGACAATCCCATTAAATGAGTGTATAAATATACTTGCAATGTTGAAGCAATTCAAACACTGA